AGTGTACCCTTGATCGATAAAAACAAACCATAAAAACTTAAACAGGATAGAAAGATGAAGAGATTCATTCTAATAATTAACATCTTACTTACTGCGTATGCTAGGCCTAACAACTGCGGGAATGGGGCAGTTATGGTCTGTGAGAAGACGTATAGTCCAGGATTATCCATGTGTTTACGAGATGATTTAGGTTCACAGTCTGTTTGGTCAGATGAAAAGGGAGTAATCAATTATCTAGAGAGAACACTTGATACAGGTGTATGTGATCTTGTAGAAGCTGAAAATGGATATCTTAATTACCATCTCTATGAATGTAATGCTGGGACACAAACCAAAACATTTGTCTGTTCAAAGTCATGCAATGTGGAAACTGATAAATTAAACAAAGTATTGCATTTATCAACACATGGCAGGAATTATTATGTGATATCAATAAACAATGACATTTCTAGTGGCTGGTTTGAGAACAGAAAGATGATACCTATTGAACAACCAAAGAATAAAATACACATAACATGTGGAAAAAATAGTCAGCAATTTGTGATTGATTATAAGTTACATGATGAATGTGAAATAGCTTTAGGAGATTATATACCCAGATTATTTTTAAGACCTTTATGTAGCAATGCTTCTCTAATCCTAAGTTTGATATTTTTCATTATATGTATGTTCATAGTCATATTACTAACACAATATAGTCAGGTAAGAGCACTTATAGGTACTTTATTCTTTATACCGGTATATCTATTTGAAAAGCTAAAACTTAAAGTCTGTGGCACATGTAAAAGCTGTGGACAAACTGTTCATTATTTTAGACGTTGTAAGAAGACATGTGGTTGTGGGTATATAGGGAATTCTATAGATGAGTTGAGAATACATAAAGAAAGACATTGTTCAGGAGATAGCCGTCTGTTAATAGCAACAGAGTATGCAAGTACAAGATTCCTGAAAACTGTAATTGCTGTACTGCTCACATTAGTGCTGCTTTCCCTGATAACACCAATAAGTGGAGAAACCAGAGAACAAGAAAGAGAAATAATGTGTAAGACTTGGGGAATATGTAATAACCTAGTAACAGAAAGCCCTTTGATTAAGCTGTTAGGAGGAACTAGAAAAAATCTAAGTGATTATTATTATGCAGTGGTTACAGAAGAGAGCACAGAAGTCACTACAACAACATCTGAAACACCAGCATTGGTAGAGATTGAGGTATTTGATTTTTCAACGCTTAGAAAACCTGTTATTTTATTTGTAGAATTACTAATTGTAATGTTGTGCATCCTCATGCTGAATAAACAGGTAAAAATCTATTGTGCATCAACAATGTTGAAATGTTTCTTAATAGATCTAGATAAGCGTTTAAAATCACTGAAATATAATGAATTCTCAGTGAAAGAAGTTTACAATAGAACAACATATCAGGTGACATCAAAGTTCTTGAAAGAAATATTCAGTAAAACTAAGAATAGAAACTCTATTGATATCAGCCTATGCAAAGAGTGCATGATGGTTCACACAAAGAAACCACAAGAGCATGGCACATGTGATTGTGGATGGGTTGATGAGGATTATATTGATCCTGATAATTTACATCAACTGACTGTTGCGTGCTTACTCAATGTATCCAGCTTGTCTCATACACTTCATTTTTCTAACATGATGAGAAAGGTAAAAGTAATATTATTCAGTCTAATATTCTTCTTGCTAATTGGAACTGCAACAGCTCACTGTGATCACCATGATTCTGGCTACGTTTCAGATGTTGTTGCTGCTTATCAACAGTGCATTCTGGATTACAATGGTCATGATATACCTAAATGTGTTTTAAGTCTAAAGTTGGAGGACCCAAACGCAATGAAACGTTGTATTGATGAGCCACAAGTGAGGTACACTATATGCAAGCTGATGGAAACAAGAATTATGGGAGAATGCATCTCTAATATAGCAGTACTTGCTAATGAAAGAAACATCATAGATGCCTACAGGAGAAATAAGACTTATGCAAATATGTACTTAGATGAACTAAAATCTACTATAAAGAACTTCTTTAATGATCCATGGAGTTTACTAAACAAGATGAATAGACTAACGAATATAATGAATATATATGCAGGAAGAGCAGTAGTCTTTGTTATAAATGAGATGAATGAATATAAATCTGTTACATGCAATGGTATACCTCCTGATACTGTGATCAGATCAATATTATTGGATACAATTGAAATATTCAAAAGATTGGAAGCACCCATGGACTCTGAACAATTCCTAGGATGGAGAGGTAAACAATTATTGGAGACACCAATGACTATTGAGGAAACCACAATACAAAAAAGAGAGGTGCCAATAGGATCTTCAACTAGTACAGAACTTCCGCCAACTGATGCCACACTTTCAAGCTCTGATGAAGACATCATGTATAATACAGGTAGACGGCTCTTAACTGTTGAAGAATCAGAAGATACTGGAGTTAAACCCAAATATATACAAGGTGCTCTAACTACTATATATTCCTGCTTAAATACAAGTGAACAGTATATATCTGTTGGCTTAAGCAACGAATCTTATAAAATTTCGAACAAATCTTTAACAGGGTTACATTATTTTTTGGATATAAGTACTGATACACTTTCATATTACATAAATTCAACAACAGTAGAGAAAGTCATAACAGGAAATATATCAGTACCAAAGATACCCTGTCATTATACAAAATACAATTTGGATTCTATAATAGCATTTGGACCTGAGAATTGTCCTAAGAATTTTATGAGCTATGCTAATGATAAAGAAAAAAAGAAACAAGTCCTAATGATGTCATCGATCAACAGTGAGTTATTAGTTTATTGCTGGGCTTACACAAAAGATAATACAAAAGTATATGGGTATATACAACAAGGCTGCTATATCTATCTTGACACTAGTGAGGGGGTTGTTCATGATTTTCAGCGATGCTATGATTGGACACCATTACCAAACGATAAATTTGCAACTAGAGAAATAATAAAAGATAAACATCTAAAAAAAACTATTGATGAAATGTCATGGAGACAATATGTAGATAAATACTTGGAACCAATAGAGGTAGACATACAGCATGGGAAGGCAAAAGTTGTAAATGCAATAAAGAGTGTGTATAAAGCAGAAAAGACAATAACAATCAAAGGTATCACTAACAGCAAAGGTGTTGAAGGTGCATCTGTAGTTTTTGATCTCAATCTTGACCAGTATGAAAGTGTAAAATACACCGTCATAGACAAACTAGGAAGGGAATTATTTGATATTTCTTTAAGTGTGGAAAGTGCTCGTCTTACTAATGAATATGTTCATAGCTACAAAGCACCATTATCAAAAGGAATAGATGTTAGGTCAACAAGCAATTGCACAGGGGCATGTGGATCCTTTAAACCACGGTACAACTCCATAGGCTATAGCTTTGATAAAACTTCTAGTTGGGGTTGTGAAGAGTTTTCTTGTTGGGCAATTGGTACAGGGTGCACGTGGGGGGACTGTAAAGAGATTGAAGATCGGAAAAATGGATTTGATATCTATAAGAGATCTTCAGACACAGATTTGAAGATAGCTACAGTTTGTGTTTACTTATTAAAGAAAGGGTTTTGTGTAGATTTGACAAAGAATGATAAAAAGGTTGTAGGGGAATTTGACTTCCAATCTAAAATGGCTGATACATCAATTTTACCTGACTTGATAACATTAGACTCAAGAGAAACTGTAAGAATTGGTCAGATAAATCAAAGAGGTGAATATGGGTTAGATTGTGGAAATTATCAGGTTGTCAACGAGACTGTTTATGGAATCCCAACACCAGACATACATATTCACTGTCATGGTATTAGTCCAAAGACTGTTTCTGCAAAAACATGCTGGAAGAATGATAACAATCTCTGTGGCAATCTGGAAGAAATGGATAGGTCAAGGTTTAATATAAGAAGAATGGACAACAATAAAATGGAAATATCAAGAGAACACACACAAATAGGCACAGCTCAGATTGCATTCGATATTGGTTCTTTAACAGTAGAATCCAAAGAAATAGCAGGACAAACACATTTCAGACCCGGTCACTGTGCAGGCTGCTACGACTGTAATTTAGGTGTCTTCTGTGATGTAAATATTGAAACAACAGTAAGAGGAACCTGCAAAGTAAATTGTACCTGTCCTACCACACATGATGGGCTGATTGTCTCACCTGAAGATTCTTTGGTTCACTTGCATTTGACCTGTGGTGCAAAATTGAGGACAATACGCTGTACCATATGCGGTCAGCAGGTAGAGTTCCCATCTGAAATAAAAGAGGATAAAAGTATTCTTAGTGTTAATACACCCCATGAGAGGACTGAAATTGAATCATTTGATAATAAGTACAGTAGTTGGTGGACAGAGGTAATAAGAGAAATTGGTGGATTCTTTTCAGGATTCAACATACTTGGTTATTTCTCAACAGTTAAAATAATATTTTATGTGATAATAGGATTCTTCCTTATATATTTGTTAAGCATCTTTGTTGTACCTATTTTGAAGATAACATATAGAGCTATCCATGGAACATATAAAAATGTGATAAAAGTTTCAAAAAGAACTCAACAATTAGAGCTTCAAGAGAGGTTAGCTCCAGTTAAAACCAAACGTCTAATTAAAGTTGGTAGGAATGATTAGGTTTAAATAAGTAGTGTGAACTTGATGGTAAATCTCTTCAGAATATTTAAGTAAGTATATGGAGTTTTTTATCATCAAA